CCAATCCCCACGTTGCCACTGGAGTCGATGTTGAAGCTATTAATAAATGATGTAGAAAAATTGTCTGTTGACCCCTGAATGTAAAAATATCCAAGGGTGCTTCCGGTAGATGTTGTACCCATACGCCAGCCATAGCCTGTGGCCGTTTCTAAACGCATGTCGGCATTATTTCCATAAACACCGCTCGCAGTGCCGAACGCAGCCGCTCCGGCAACTGTCAGCTTGTAGCCCGGCGAACTCGTCCCAATCCCCACGTTGCCGCTGGAGTCAATGCGCATTTGTTCGGCGTTGTTGGTGCCAAAACGAAGCGCACCAGCTTCTGAGTTGAGGAGATAGAGGTTTCCCGCAGTTCCTGTGTGATACAAGTAACCGAAACGGGAAGAACCAGCAGCATTTACAAAATTCAACAAAGGCGTTGCTGATTGAATTGCAACATCTCCAGAAACAGTGACATTAGACCATTGCGCCGCAGGGCTGCCGCCAAGAAGGGCATTTCCGGTAACATGAAGTTTTTGAGCAGGCGAACTTGTTCCAATCCCCACGTTGGTGCCATCAAAAACAAAGTTGGCAGACCCGGCAAGAGAACCGGAGCTATTGTACTGCACCTGAGTGTTAGAGCCGCCAATTGCAGGAGTTGCGCCCGTTGGGCCTGTGGGGCCAGCCACGCTGGAAGCCGCCCCCGTAGGGCCTGTAGGCCCAGCAACAGAAGAGGCGGCTCCCGTGGGGCCAGTAGGGCCAGCAACAGAAGACGCCGCCCCCGTAGGCCCGGTAGGCCCAGCAACAGAAGAGGCGGCTCCCGTGGGGCCAGTGGGACCAGTGGGGCCGGTTGTTCCGGTTGGGCCGGTGGGGCCACCAAAAGCCCCCGTAGGCCCCACTGATCCTGTAGGCCCCGTGGGTCCGGGAAGCGTCGATATTGGGCCAGTGGGGCCAGTCGGGCCAACGCCCTTTAAATCTGCAACTTGCTGTGTCGTCGTGCGGCGCGAGACGCCCGCCTGAATGATCTCAAGCTGCTCCGCACCACTCAATGAGATGGCGGCAGGCAAGTTGGGGATTTGCTGGTTTGCCATTTACGAAGCTCCGTCCATTTTTTCTAACACGTTGGAGGTTTTTCCTCAACTTGCTAGAACATGAAGAAGAAATTGCCGGTGCCAACCGGCGTATAAGTGACAACAATCAAACCTTGGTAGCCAGCTTTGCCGCCGCTCCCTGACGCAGTTCCAGAGGTGTTCATGCCGCCGCCGGGGCCGCCAGCCCCGTAACCAATAGATGCTGGAACTGTTTGACCAGCAGCAGTTGACCCGTTTCCGCCGCCACTCCCCGTAAGGCCAAGAATGTCGATGCCAAACGACCCGAGGCCACCAAGGGTGCTGCCGCCGCCGCCGCCACCACCATTGAATCCAGCGCCACCGGGCACAGTTCCACCGCCGACGCTGGATGCGTTATTTCCGCCCGGACCCCTTGCCGCAACAAGCCCATTGGTGCCCGCAGAACCACCGCCATTGCCGCCGCCACCACCAGCATAGGTGCCAGATGTATTATTGGAAGACCCGCCTGAACCGCCATTTCCAAGAGGGCCAGCCGCGCCGCCACCCGTCCCGCCATATTGCCCTGTTGTAGAAGAGGTGATGCTGCCGGTGGCGCCGCCGTTGCCCCCGGTAAATGTCGCGCCGATGCCGCCAGCGCCGCCCGTTGTGCCTGTTGTCCCAATAGGTGCGCTGCCCCCAGCCGCCGAATATGCGCCCGAGTTAAACGTCGTTGCAGTTCCGGCTGCCGCAGTCGCGCCTGTCGCGCCTCCTTGCCCAACCGCATAGGAAATAGATGCGCCGGGGGTCAGGGCTAGGTTTGTAACTGCGGTGTAGCCGCCGCCGCCGCCGCCGGGGCCGCCATTGCGAGTACCGTTCCCGCCGGGGTTAGAGGTGTAACCATTTCGACCACCACCACCGCCGCCAATCAAATGGATCAAATTGTTGGAAGAGTTCCAATCAGATGGGACGGTAAAGCTCGTTCCACTATTAATAAAAATTGCTTTTTTATTTAAAAGCACAATGTAAAATCTAACCCCTGTGCTGCCAGTTGAAGACCAACTAATGGCACCCGTTGAGGTGACAGATATTGTGCCGTAAATGGTAAGGAGTGGAGATGTAGTTCCTGCAAATGTAACAGAAGCAGAAACCGTAAAATTTTTGCAATAAATATCTCCATCGAGTGTGATGGTGCCTGTAGAAGAAATTACCACATCATCTGCGGCAGTTGGAACCTGTGCAGGAGACCAGCCAGTCGTGCTGCTGGTGTTCCAAGTCCCTGTGCCGCCAATCCAAGTTATGGTTGCCACAAGATCCCCCTATTAGGCCGTTGCAACACAGCGCCACTTAGAAGTGGCAACGTTCCAAACAAATCCTACATCAAGACGGTTGGTGCTTGTTGTAGTTGTCGGAAGGGTAACTGTAGATGACTCGAACGAAGCGCCCCAAGTCGTTATCGCAACAGATGCCGTCCCGGTAATAGAGATCCACAGCTTCTGGCCGTTAACCGGGGTGCCCGTCAAGTTCGTCGTAAACGAAGTGATGGTGGCGCTCTGGTTCGTGATGACCAGCATGTCATAGTTGTCGGTGTTCAGTGTCGGGGTCGCGCTGTTAGCTGTTGTCGCTAAAACACGGGGCAGCAAGCCGCCGCCAGCGTTTACATTCTCAGCCAAAATAGAAAGGTTGCGCGCGATTGTCATGTCACATCACCGCCCAGTTCTGTTCCGATTCATTCCATACATATGCCGCATCGTCTGTTGGATAGGGCGTTGGAGCTTCCCAAAGCCATGTGTCTGTATTCAATGACCATGACGGATAAGGCTGCGGCGCATAGAAAACATCGTTTTGGTAATCATAGGTATAGCCAATCCCGGCGTAGTTTCCACGCAAGGCCGCACCGCCATCGGGCTGCCCGTCTTCGCCATAATGGACGCCACCGCGCGTATTATAGCTAGTCTGAATCCATTGGCCGGGCGAGCTATCAATGAACGTAGTAAAGAACTCAGGTTCAGCAACGATGACATTGATGACTTTGCCATCGCAGATTTTTGCAAAATGGCTCATGCAGTATAGCTCCCCGATGCGGTGAACTTGATGATGGTAAATGACCCCGATGTGGTTACAGTGGGCGAGCCGGTGACGGTGCCCGTGTAAACTGCGGTTGGGACTGAAAGGATGACAACGCCAGAGCCGCCCGCGCCGCCTGTGTAGTTATTTCCGGTGCCGCCGCCGCCGCCACCCGTGTTTACAGTCCCGGCAGTGCCGTTGGCTGTGTTTGAAGAGCCCGCGCCGCCACCACCTGATCCGCCAGCGCCAGCGGTTCCGCCAGTGGCATATACCCCACCACCGCCGCCGCCAGCGTAATCAAGCGCAGACCCAGTGATTGAAGAAGACAGACCTATGCCGCCAGCGCCAGCCACCGTAGTACTTGTAGCGGTGCCACCAACCGCGCCAGCGCCGCCGCCGCCGCCAGCAGGCTGAGATCCTGCAAAAGAACCGTTGCCGCCACCAGCAAACCCTTGGCCGGATGTCCCTGCGCCGCCCGTCCTTGATATACCGCCACCGGCACCACCCCCGCCGCCAGAACCGCCCGCGACACCGTTTGCGCCGCCGCCACCGCCGCCGCCGCCAACGGCAGCAGTTAACGTAGTGATGGAAGATGTCCCCCCACTGGTTCCAGTGGTGCCACTCCCTGCGCCGCCGGGGCCGCCACCACCAACAACGACAGTGTAGGTTGTTCCAGTGTTTAGACCAATGGTTCCAGCCAAAAGGCCGCCAGCGCCCCCGCCGCCTTGGGAAGCCCCGCCGCCGCCAGCGACGATAAGATAGGTGGATATTTGAGAGATAGAAGACTGGTTGAAAGACCAGTATCCAAGCCAGCCTTGCGTTGAATCAACGTAGATAAGAGAAACGCTGGCCCGGCTTGTGGACAGATAAGCATTTGCAGCAATGCCGTTAACTTTGCCGCCATTTGGATTAATGGTGCAGTAATTGGTGCCGAAAGTCCCTGCATAATCCGTAATTTGGACAATGTTGCCCGCAGATGGGCTTGCAGGAAGCGTGACCGTTATTGCACCAGATGTGGTGTTAACAGGGTAGCCATTCCCAGCCACGGCAGTGAAGCTGGCTGTCTGCACAGCTTGGAAAATTGTATAGGCGGGGCCAGTCGGGCCGGTTGCGCCAGCAGTGCCGGTCGGACCTACCGGACCTTGCCCAAACGTATTGACGTTGATGGCAACAACTTCAACGATGTCGTTCAACCCAGCAGCCGTCGCTAGAACAATAGAAGTTCCGTTCGTCGCGGTATAGTCTGATCCATTAAGGAAGACACCATTCAGATAGACCTGAACGTAGCCAACGGTATAGGAGACCGTGAAGGTTGTTTGGCCCGCCGTGGCGGTGAAGCTGGTGCGGGTGTAGGACGCTACAGCGGCATTGCCGGTCGGGCCGGTTGGGCCTGCAACCGAAGAAGCCGCACCAGTGGGGCCAGTAGGCCCGGCCACCGTAGATGCGGCCCCCGTAGGCCCGGTCGGCCCCGCAGGGCCAGTAGGCCCGCTGACGCCATTCACCAGCGCAAGGAACAGCGCCGCCCCATTAGCAAAGCCCGTAGTCCCCACCCCGCCAGAAGCGTTAAATGTGACCGGGAATGTCCAATATGAGTTGGCAGCGCCGGGGTTCACATTGGTGGGAGTGCCGGAAATTGTCCACGTCTGGTAGTCCGCGCTGGCAGTCTGGCTCTGGATGATGATTTGCTCACCCACAGAAAGCAGAGCCAGAAAGATGTCGATGTCCGTCCCATCATCAGTCAAATGGCTAATGTTCAGTTGCGTGGCGCTGGTCTGAGTGGCGTTGTTCCAAAGAATATCGCCGTCGCCGGGGTAGCCAGAAGTTGCGCCAGTATTCGCCATGTAGAGGAACAGGCTGGACGAAGTACCCTTCGCGCCAGTCGGGCCAGTAGGCCCCGCAACGGTGGACGCCGCGCCAGTAGGCCCAGTCGGGCCAGTAGGCCCGGCAACTGTAGAAACAGCGCCCGTGGGGCCAGTTGGCCCATCAATTCCTGCGGCTCCCGTAGGCCCGGTGGGGCCTGCAACCGTAGAAGCTGCGCCTGTGGGACCAGTCGGGCCAACGCCGCCGCCGGGGCCGGTTGGGCCGGGTACGGTTGAGTTTGCGCCGGTTGCGCCTGTTGGGCCAGTTGGGCCAACAACTGTGGAATCAGCGCCAGTAGGCCCAGTTGGCCCAGTCGGGCCGTCCAACCCGATATAACCCGGACTGCCCGTAGGCCCGGTCGGGCCAGCGACAGTGGATGCAGCGCCGGTCGGGCCTGTGGGGCCAGTTGGGCCAGCAACAGTAGATGCTGACCCCGTCGGACCCGTAGGCCCGGCAACTGTAGAAGTCGGGCCTGTAGGCCCCGTGGGTCCGGCGCCTGTCGCCCCGGTTGCGCCCGTGGGGCCGGTGATGGCCAACCCCGTGGGGCCAGTTGGCCCGGGGACGGAAGAAGGCGACCCGGATGCGCCCGTAGGCCCAGTGGGGCCTCTATCCCCACCCGGGCCTGTGGGGCCGGGGACGGAAGAGTCTTGACCCGTGGGGCCTGTGGGGCCGGTCGCGCCGGTGATGGATAACCCTGTGGGGCCAGTGGGGCCGGGCGTAGTTGATTGGGCGCCGGTGGGGCCGGTGGGGCCTTTTTCGCCGCTGGCGCCGGTGGGACCGGGCACAGAGGACGCAGCGCCCGAGGGGCCGGTGCTACCCGTGGGGCCAGTAGGCCCGGGGACTGTTGAAGGCGCACCAGTTGGCCCGGTCGGCCCAACGCCTTTCAAGTCAGCAATTTGCTGCGTCGTTGCGCGCTTTGATTCGCCACCCTGAACAAGCTCAACCTGTTCGGTGCCGTTCAATGAAATGACGGCGCCAAGATTGGGGATCTGGATGTTACTAGAGTAACGGGGCATCAGAGCGTCCCAGTCCGTGGAATTTGTTCGAACCCGTAGGGCAGGCTGGGATCATTTATAACATACCCGCCGCCCGTGTACGAACCCGCAAATGTTGAACCTTGCAAATCAAATTGGGTCTGGTTGATGACAGTGATTGCCCAACGGCCATTGGCATTGGTCACGCCGCCAACTTCCTGAATAATGACGCGCTGCCCGGTGATGAAGCCGGAGGTGACGCTCACAGTGATGCGGATGAAGCCAATGCCGTTGTTGGTGACGGAAACAATGTTGCGATACGTTACGGCATTTGGGTCAGTGCCCGGCAACTCGTTCTTGCCATATGGCGCCTCGCCAGTCTGCTGCGTGACGCGGATACCGTCCTGCACGTCATCGTCAATAGTTGTCGCGCGCGTAGGACCAGCCTGCACGGGGATACCTGTTGAGGGGCTGGTCGTATTGTAGCCAGACACCTGACGGCGATCAATCTCGTCCCAAGCGTAGGGCTCGACGCGGGGGTTTATGATCGGCACGGGGTCAGCCGGGATGATGATGGCGCGAAGCTGCTGCTGTGGCTCGTCGTAGCAAGTATTGCAGACAAGCATGCGCTTATTGATCAGGGACGCGCCAGCCCAGTCCATTTGCCAACGAAGTTGGTCGTGGTTGTACCAAAAGGCGCATCGGTCGCAGACGGCAAAAGCGCGCGGATTTGTGGCGCTAGTAGTTGCCCGGCCCGACTTGGATGCGTAGCCCATTCATTTCCCCTTACCTGAAGTAGCCGGAAATCATGGGCGAGATGTATTGCTGCGCGGTCTCTATGTTTTGTTCGGCTGCAATTTGATAGGACTCGTCAGCCATTGGCTTGATCATTGCGACCGCAGCAGGGTTCCAAATTTGCGCGAGGCGTTGGGCCAAGGCGTAGGCGAAAGCCTCCAGCCACAGGTAGGGGATCTCAACCGTTTGGCCGTTCTGGAGCGCGGAGTCCTGAATCTGACGGACGCGGTAGTATTTCAACGTCGAGGGGCCGTTATCCACGTTGGGGACAGGCCATAGCGTTACAGACGGCCCGGCAGAGCCGGTCGAGCGGGACGAGCTAATCAGGCGATCAAACCAGTAGACGGTCGGGAAACCTTGCTGCTCCTTGTTGGGGTAGCTGGCATATTCCGTTCGGCTGACTGGGAGAATTATTCTGTCGATGTTTTCGCCGGTCTGGTCGTTCACCACATAGGCGTCAAGGATGGCGACGGTGTTGGCTTCGACGGCATAAGTGGTGACGCCGGTGACAAGGGGCGTCTCAACGAGGTCAACGGCCCAAAGGTTGACGCCTTGGTTTGACCATCGAGACAAGAGCATGTTGGACGCCATGCGGGCGGCCTCCATATGCTCCTGAAGCAATGCAGTCCCACGGACGCCAATTAAGTTATAGGCGTAAATTGTGAGCTCACCCATTGATGGATTAAAATTATAAGTCGCAGATGTTGTCATGATTGCTGCTCCATCCGACGCTTAGCCCAGCGCAATTTAGCAGCTTCTGACTGTTTGGCACAGAAGTCAGGAGATTTTTTTACACCCTTCAACGGGCTTACTTTCCCCTTGTTTGGAGAAACACGTCCTTGCGCCTTAGCGGAAATTTTAGCGCATGTTTCTGGGCTTCTTTTACGCCCACGATGCCATGCAGCAGCTTTCTCTTGCTGTTCTTTTGTAAGTTTTGGAGCGCCGCGCTTCTTGGCTATCTCAGAAAGCATATTTTTTGTTTTGTCGGTATGTTTTTTGCCTTTGAATGTCGCGGGCATGCCTTTGTTCATAACTGACAATTTTTGACGAGTTTCAACAGAATGTTTAAATCCAGAAATTCCTTCTCCGCCATTGGTTAAGTTTGTGAGATCGCATCCCGCATTACGCCAAAATGCAATTTGTTCACATTCAAGCACAAATGCTTCCTGTTCAGAAAGACCCGATGCAACTATTTTAATTTCAACCGCCGAGCCGATGCGGTTTAACTTGGCGCAAATGGCTCGGTGATGCTTGTTCCGGTCTTTCATAGAATAAGCGCGACCACCCTTACCTTTTCCCACGTAAAAGCATTCATCGCGGTCAAGCCGCCAATGCTCATACACGTAAAAGGTGTCGCTCGTGGCCATCTAGGTTCCTTAGAACTGCGCACTCACGTCATTGCTGATCAGGACGCCGCCAATATTAACACTGACAACGGCAGCAGTTGCCGCGCTGGAAGCAATTTGCCACCGCAAATCGGTTTTTTCCGCATATGGAAGAGCAAAGTTCCGATGCACTTCATAGTGAGTATTGAAAGGGGTTTGCACGATGATTTTTTGAACACCAGACGAAGAATTGGTGATGGCACGATAGGTTGTGTAGTTGGCGCTGTTGCCGTTGAAAGATGAATATGCGCCATAACGATACCCGTAGAATGTGTACCCAGCGGGGACGGTGAACACCGCCATCTGAGTTTGCCCAACGCTTGACGTTGTGGCGTTATACACAGCCGTGTTGATCTGCGCATAAATGACGCCACCATTAGAAAGCGTAATGACGCCAACAGGATTGGTTGCGCTTCCAGCAGAAACAACCATGCTGTTAATGCGAAAATATTGCTTCGTTGTTGGAACGTTCGTCGTGCCGTTCAAAGCAAGCGTCTCAGATATGATGAGGTAGTTTGCATCAAGGCCCGTAATCGTGATTGAGGCAGTGTCACCCGCCGAAGCACTCACAAGCTGCATAGTCAAGGCAGAACCGGGGAATACATATTCAGTGCTTGACATGTTTTCCCAAACAGTGCGGAACAATCCAGCCGTGGCAGGAGTGGTGCCATAGGCAAAAACATTCTGTTCGCTGTGGCCCAAAATCTGCGCACGCGCAACCTGAAGCTCAAAGGGCTCAAACAGGCCGGATTGGGTAATGGAATAGGCGGCTGTCGGCATCTTTAGCTCCTCTTGCCAGCGCGGGCGGCGGCGGCATTGTCGATGAGATTAGGATAGGGCCTGCCCGCAGCCCGCGCACTGGCCTTGGCAGACTGAAGCTTCTTTTTGCTCAGGTGCTTTTCCTTGGCGTCTTTGGGGGCGTCTTTTTCCCAGAAAGGCTTCTCGGCCATGTCAGCAATCCCACTTCCGCAGTGATTTGTTGATGCGACTGTCGGGGTCAGCAGCCTTTGCAGACCCGGTCAGCTTGCGTTTCATCCCGGTCATCCTAGCGCAAAAACTGTCTTTGCGCGAGCCGCCTTCGGGCTGGGGCCGCTTGATGTCGTGGCCTTCTGCCTTCAAAGACGCGCGCCCCTTGGCGTTCAAGCCACCCTCGGGGTTCTTGCCTTCCTTGCGTGTCCATGCACCAGACATTGCGCTCTCCATGCAAATGCGGGGGCACAAAGGCCCCCGCGTGCGCTACTAAGTCGGGAGGAGACCTTAGTAGTTGGCGCCCTTGGCGCGGGGCGTACCGGACGAGGCAGACGAGAAGACGCCGCCACCGCTCTTGCGGGGCTTGCGGCCAGCGTGGGCCTCGGACATGACGCCCTCGGCCTTCATGCCAATCTTGCCGCCCTTTTTGAAGCCGTTGGTGGGCTTGGTGGACTCGGAAGCAACATTGCTGTCGCCGCCGGAATAAGCTGTGTGCTTCATAGCACCAGTCTTGGGAGCTTTACCCTTCATGACGATCTCCTATGGCCTTAAGCGTTAGCCGCTTGGATATAACGGACGACCAGCGTACCAGTGCCGGGGATGGTATCGGGTGCGCCGGACTTGATGTAGATGATGTCGTCAGACGTTCCGGTATTGAGCCAAGCACCAGTGCGGGTTGCGTCTGTGCCGGGGGTCAACTCAAGAAGGCCAACCGCATTGGCATTCGTAGCGGCAACCAGTTCAGTGGCCGTAGCAGAAGTGCCGACGCTGACGGTGTAGGTGGTCGTGGCGCTGGACCAAGCAATCGTCACGAACAGATCAATCGAGACGATGATGCTGTTGGCGGGGATCACGATGGTCGTGGCAGCGGCGGTAGCCGACTGCGTAACAGTGGCATACTGCGCCATCTCAACGAAGCCAACATTCTTAATGGTTCCAGCAGTGGTGCCGGTCGTGTTAAGGACGTTGCCAGCCTTGATGGGGCCAGTGAAAGTGGTGATGCTCATTAGAGCCTCCTGCACGATAAGATCACGCCGTCTGTGCAGAGTCCGCTAGGCCGGTCTGCGTGATCAAGTTACCTAGAGAAAGCGGCGGGGCCGAAGCCCCGCCACAGTAGGATCAGGTCGGGAACGCGCCGTAGATCGAGCGCCAGTTGTAGTAACCGAAGCTGTAACGCTCGTAACCCTTGACGAGAAGATTGTCAGTCGTGAAGTCCACCTGCATGTCTGTTTCGAACTTGATGCGCTCCATGTAGGAGAGGCCATCAATGTTCGTCAGCAGGAACCACGCACGGGTCGAGGTCAAGAAGTCGTTGACCATGTAGCCCTCGGGCAGGCCGCCCGCAGTAGACATGATCGCATTGACGTCGTTGTCCGCAGTGCCGGGGCGCAGTTCGGTCTTCGTCAGACGAATGGCGACAGGCTCCAGAGCTGGCGGGATAACCAGACGGCGACCGCGAGCGAAGATCTTCAGACCAGCCTGATCTCGGAAGTTCGTGCGGATGGCGATCATGGACGCAAGCAGGGTGCTTTCGTTCAGATCGTTGGTCGTCAGGTTCGAAACCGTCGAACCATCAATCGGATGGCTGGCGGAGACGAGGGCCACGCCGTCACCGCCGACAGCACCGTTGTAGGTGGTCGCGGTGTTCAGCACGTTGGCGCCGTAGATTTCCTTGGTCTGATGGAAGGACTGGGTCAGGCCGAGGTTGGACGGAGCGAACTGGCTCTTGTATAGGTTGTCGTCGATGGCCTTGCGAGTGATCGCATAGCCGAGGCCGATCTCGGTGTGCTCCTGATTGTAGACATAACGCTCACCAGCGGCGTTATCGAAGGCGGTCTGCCCACCTTCAGTCTTCAACTGGGCGTAGCCAAGGAAACGCATCTCAGCGGTGCGCTCCAGAGCCATCTTCGAGTCATGCTTGGTGAAGATCTTGTCGTACTGCGACGGGATCTGCTCATACTGACCCTCGACACCCCGGAGGCCGGGGAGGAGAAGGTCTTTGATAGCCGAAAGATTAACAGCCATTGGTCCTTACTCCTGTTAGATGCCGGTCTGGTTCTTCGTGGTCACGTTGTTAAACGCCACGATAACCTGATTGTAAGCGCCAGCTTCGGTGCCGGGGGCTCCGGGGGGCTGGGTTACAAGGCTGATGATGCGGAAGGGGAGGGTGGCGGTCGTGGGACCGATGTTTGCAATATAAGCGCCCGAGATACCGTTGGCGGTATTTCCGGTGCCAATCGCGTAACCAACCGTGCCGTTCACGTCAGACTGGGCCACGCCGGTGGCGTCAGACTGGACAAGGAACTTCGCGTTCGGGTCGTTGACGATGTAGCCGATGACCGTCTGGGTCGAGGCGACATCCGAGCCGGGCCAGTAGTTGGACCAGACGGTGCGCTTCTGGGAGACGGAAAGGTACTGGCAGCCGACAAAGATGCCAGCGATACCGGCGGCGGCAGTGGTGCCGTCACCCTGCACGACCTGACCGTTCGCGTCGGGCTCTACGGGGTCGCCGAAGAAGATGTTCGTGGCATTGTAAGCAATCTGAACGGCAACCTGTTCATAGGTGGGGGCAGAACCCGTGCCGCTGTACTGACGGAATCCAAAGGGGCTGTTTGTGTTAGCCATTGGATAGCTCCTTTTCTGGGAGCAATTTGCAAGTTCCACGCCGGGGGATCTGCAAATCAAACAGAATGTGAGACTTTCACGCCGAGGAAAGCCAACCAATGGGAGGTCTGCTTTGGAATATTACATACATAAACGATGTTGACAATAGCAATAAGATGCTCCATTACTGACATTCAATAGGAGGTGGCCAATGAATAAAGATTTTTTTTCTAAGTATCTAAGTTACGACCCAGAAACAGGTTCCATTAAATGGAAAGTAAATCGGAAGGGTCCTGCAAGAGCAGGGCAAGAGGCAGGATCATTGCATAGACATGGATACATTCAAGTCGGCATTGAGGGGAAAACATATTTGGCTCATAGGATAGCAATTACAATGTCTGGAATATTGATTCTTGATAATGATCAAATAGATCACATAAATTGTGACAGACGTGATAACAGTTTAAAAAATTTACGGGTAGCTACCCACGCACAAAATTGCCAAAACGCCACCAAAAGAAAAGACAACAAAAGTGGCTTTAAGGGGGTTGGCTTTGACAAAAACCGCCGCAAATGGCGCGCAAGAGTAGGTTTTGACGGCAAACAAAAATGGCTTGGATATTTTTCTACACCAGAAGAGGCCCATGCAGCCTACAAAGAAGAATCAATAAGGCTGCATGGGAATTTTTCAAAAGATTAGACTACAGATCCTCTGGGATCGGCATGTCGAAGGTCTTCTTGATGCTGGGCTTTACCCGGTCAAGGGTGCCATCAGGAGTTCCAGAAAGCTGGGCCTCCTTCGTGCGGACCTGATCACGGGCGCGGCGCAGTTCAATCCGGCGGATCTCGTCAGAGATTTCCTTCGGGCGCTCCATGAGGATCATGCCCTTGCGCTCGATGGTGTTGCCATCCCAATTGGAGGGCATCATGGCCTCATGGTCGGCGTCACGGTGAAGCGGGACCGGGTCCCAGCCCTCGCGGCGAAGCTGGACCGTGTAAGACGGATCTTCTTGGTTCCAAATCTTGTGGCGCTTCCACTCGTAGGACCAGCCGTCAGGCACAAGGCCCGGCGGGATGTAGAACTCGTCGGTGCCTTCGTCCATGCCGCCAATGTGGTCACGGATTTGGGCGGCACGGGCTGCGGCGCGTGCGCGGGGGTCGTCTTCACGAACTTCGGGCCTCATGGGCGGACGCTCCGGGGTGGGGGATTGCTTCTCAGCGATTGCTCTTTGAAATTTAGTCATTGCATGCGGCCTTCTTTTTTGAGCAACATTTTGTTGCGCGCATAGTCTTTCTCGGTCATGCCTAGGTCACGGGCAGTCTCAATCTCTTCCCGAGTGAGGCGCACCTCATTAGGGCGTGAGCCAGTGCCGCCACCACCACGGGACACTGGGGCAGCCGGGGGAGCAGACCGGCGCTGGGTTACCTTGGCGGAGCCAGACATCGGGTCGTCGTCGTGGTCAATGGGGACGCGCTTGCTGATGCGGAGCGTGTCCTCAATGAGGCCGAAATAGTCGTCGCTGTCTGGCGTGTAGCCATCGGCGACGGCAAAGTTGTGGGCCGCAACCATCTTCTGATACATGCGCGGGTCAGTCACACACTGCGGATTGCGGCGAACCCAATCGGCAGAGCGGGGGGAAAGCTGCGAGGCCAGAGCCTCAACAGGGTCTGACGGGCGGGGAGGCTCAGGCGCCACGATCTTCGGGGCGTTTTCCATGTGGGAGCGACCACGCTCAAGCTCCATGAGCTTGGCGGAGTTGATCCCCATGTTCTCCTGTATCTCGGCGGCCTTTGTGTAGTCGCCAACGGACATTGCCTCGCTGTAATTGTACTTGAGGATGTCGTTGTTGCGCTTCACGGTGTCGATTGCGTTGCGGACAAGCTGCAAGTTGGTGTCCTGCACCTCGTTTTTGGCTTCCGCAGCACTCTCAAAGGCCATTCTGGCGTTCTTTTCTGCCTCGATACGGGCAGATCGCTCACGTTCCAGCTTGGCTTTTAGCTCCTGAATGCCTTCTTCAGGGGCAACTTCTTCTTTTTGAGCCGATTTTGGCTCATTTTCGACTTCAATGACTTCAATTTCATCATTTTGGTCGTTTTCGGGTGTTTTTTCAGTGTCTGACATGGATTTTTCCTCAGTAAACACAGTCGGGGTGCGGGATACGCATGCGGACGGCAGTGTCATCAAACATCCGGCAAAGGACGCCGTTCACAGTGATGTTCCAACCGTCGCTGGGGCGAAAGACAACCCAATCGCCACGGCTCAGATTGGCATTTCCGAACCACTTGCCTTCGTCATCAACGAAAGCAGACGGCCCAGCCTTCAAAATTAGCCCGACCTTGGACTGATAACGGTCCTCGTCGCGCGACTTTGTCGTCATGATAATGCCGCCCCGTGTTTTTTCGGGACGGATGTAGACGGCGACAAGCACTTGCGTGTTCATCAGTTCAAAGTTGGGCAGGATGTCGCCAATTTCTTTGTAAATGGCTTCCTTCGGGTCAACTTCGTGTTCCATCGCGATGTTGTGGTGTGCGGATACGTTAGACATTACTTCCCCTCTCACTGGCCGCGTTCAATGCGGTTACAGATCGTTATCGCCTCGTCGCAGAACTCAAGAGCCATGCGGAGACCAGCGATTATTCCTATTTGGTGCTTGTAGGATGGGAAATCAATCGTACTCATGCCCGTTGAAAGGTTTTCTTTTTTGTTTTCAACGGCTTCGTCGATCAATTTCTTCAGTTCGCGCTCAAAGAGCGTATTGAAAGTAAGCACAAAGACCCCTCTTTGTTCCCCCCCTATGTTGACTGGGACGGCTGGCAGAGGGGAAAAGCCAGCCGCCCCACTTTCTCGCGGCAATTAGTTCGCCGCGAAAACCTTACGCCCTGCGCTTCTGGATCTCGGTCTTCTCAAGGCGACCGAGGCCCGAACCGGCGCCCGCATCCATGTCTTTGTAGGAACGGTAAACCTTGCCGCCAGCCTTGCGGCCCATCGGCGACGGGCCGGGTTGGGGCATCGGCATCGGCATGGGCATCGGCATGGGAGCGGGGGCCGGGGGAGCGCCACCCGGGGGCATGCCCATCGGGACGGGGACACCACCGGGGCCAGCGGGCGGCATGCCGGAGGGCAGGCCGGGCATACCAGCCATCTGGTCAAGCTTAGGAGAACCCGGGTTGATCACGATGTTGATGTTGGTCTTGCCCTTAGCCGCCTTGCCGCCAGTGGCGAGGCCTGTGGGCTTGCCCGGACCCATGTTGGGGAGGCTCAAGCCGCCGCCACCAAACTTGGCGGTGCGGGCTGCGGGCTTCACCATCTTGCGGATCAGCGCCTTGTCCTCGGCCACGTCCTCATGCTTTTTCGCCATTCCGCCCTTTTTGTAAGGCGAACCGGGCGCCCCAGAACCAAAATTCAGAGCGTTCTTCTTCACCATGTCGCCGCGCATGTCGGCGCCAGCGGCGGGCATCGGGACCGTGCCGCCGTAGTCGTAGTGGCCAGCCTTGCCGCGCTTGGGCTTGGAGGCCGCGTCCTGCTTATTCTCAATCGCAATCTGCTCCTTCGTCGAGACGCCGGGCTTGCCGCCCACGTTCTCGGCGGGGCCGTAGTTGACGTTGCCGCCAGCCTTGCGGGAGCGGGTCACAGCGCCGTGGCCGGTGCGGGAGCCCGTGTCGGGGTCGGGCGTCTTGCTGGCCGGAGCCGTATCCTTGGGGCGGCGCGGGGGCTGCGGCGGCTCGTTGGACGTGACGGTGTCCTTGCCGGTGTAAGAATAGTCAAACCCGCCCGCGTTGCGGTGGGCGCGGCCACCCTTCTTGAAGCCCATCGTCTGGCCACGGACGGCCTTGAGGATGTCGGTCGGGGCGCCGCCAAGGGACTTGCCGGTGCGGCCACCCTTCTTGTAGTTCTCGCCGCTCAGGCTGCTGAGAAGCTTGTCCTTGATCTTCATCGCCTCGTCGGAGGCCAAGTCACCGGCCACGCGGTCGCCGAGGGTGCGCAGGAAGCCGCCCTCCTTCTTGGCGGTTCCGCCGCGCTTCATGCCGCCGATGTGCTTCTTGCCCTCGCGGCTCTCATTCGCTTCCTTCTGGTTGCGGTTGATGAGGCTGTCGGCGGTGATGGCGCGGCCACCGGACTTGCGGGGCTTGCGGCCCGCGTGTGTCTCGGCCTTCATGCCCTCGACCTTGCCGCCCTTCTTGTAGGCGCGGGGCGAAATTGGACGCATGCCCGTCTTCACGTCTGCGTTAAGCAGCGGGGCGGGGGTAAAGTCGGAACTGTCTACCTTCTGATCTTTTTCACCGGCGAGGCGCTTGGCCTTGCCGCGCATGGCCTCTCGGGCCTTTTTTGCCATCTCATACATGCTTTTGCTCCTCGGAGATTCCGGCGTCCCGGTTGCCACTGCGGCTTGCGCATTATACACTAATTAGGTAATCCTCAAACTGACCCTATGGAGATCCAAGATGGACGACAACCAGACCCCCGAAATGCGCCACGAGGAAGTTCTTGAGTTAATCGAGATGATCCTCAACACCGCAGGGGTCAACGCAAACCCCAAGATTTTCTCGGCCATCTGCCAGCTAGACGCCGCCATCTGCGAAGCTCTCGGCCTTGACGTAAAAGTTCACGCGATGGCCGACAGTATCACTCCAACGGAATAGCCCCCCGAAGCGCATTCCGTTCAAAGTTGGAGATGGTATCAACCCACTGCGGGTCAGCCTTCTGCACCGGCATCTGCATGGTGAACGCGCGCTGAGTGTGCGCCATGCTTTCGCCGGGCGGGCGCGTCTTCATAAAGTCGCGCCAAAACAAGTTGAACGGAATATCGACTTGCGACCCACCTTCGTATCCAAGCCCCTTCATTCCCACGGGGTAGGTTGTGTGGCCAGAGCTGACAGAAGGCGCTCCGGGGTCAACTTTGGCGACCGAAAACCCCGTCGAAAGATTGGGGCTGTTAAGAAGTTCAGGCTGAGTTGCCGCATGGCGAATGGAGGCAACATCGGGGACGCCGAGAGTTTTCATTGCGGCGGTGTCCATTGCTTTGGCAATCGCAGAACGATAGCCGCCGCCCATCTTCCACATCAACTGATCCAAGTCGGGGTGCATGATGCCGGGCCAAGCACTGGCATAGGCAACCTTTTTGTCCATTGGCGCTTTGGACGGGAGGTTTTGAATGATTGACTTGCGAATTGCGTCATCAACCAATGCGGCTTCGGACTTTGAGAAGCCGCGCTGACGGGCAAGGTCCACAAGCGGGTTGGCGACCATGTGCGAAAAGTCAGCACCCTCAAGCCCCATCAGAACGTTTGCAAGATATACGTCTTTGTCACCGGCCAGCTTTTTGGCCTCGGCTGACGTTTCAATCATCCTGTCCACGATGGACTGGCCAGACGCGGCAACTTGTTTTTCAGGCTGAACATCGCCCCAATTCATGTAGAGGGGGCCGCCCTCCATCCTCTGCGGGTTGGTTAGCTTCTGCCCATTGATTTCTTCCAAGATGGCGCGGTCACCTCGGCTGCGATCCCAAGTGGCAGGCATGTAGACGCCGCCCTCGGTGGCCGCCCAGTTCATTGGCTTTCGTGGGGTTATGGCCTCAGTTGGCGCGCTGAATACCGGGCGCATTTCCTCAATCGGGGTGACAAGCTTCGTGCCCGAGAGAGGGTGCTTGAAGGTTCCGGGCAACTTTGGCAGCTTTGCCGCTTCGGCGTCCTCCGGCGTCACGACGTTGGCCGTGATCCCAGCCGCAGTGGCTGCGGCGGGCTTGGCGTATTCCCTCGCGATCTCGACCGCGCGCCTGCCTGCGGCCCCCAGAGGGCCACGGGCGTAGAAGGCGGCGGGGAGCGCCGCACCCATCGCCGTGCTGGCATAGTCGCCCTGCCCAACGTCGCGCGCCATGTCGGCAAGCGTCAGGGGGATGCCGGTGACCATAGGCAAGTCAGCAACGCCGACGCCAAGCGTTCCGCTGTTGGGAAGGCCAGTACTCCCGACAAGCATGTCCGCAAGACCACGACGGAACTGGGCTCCGGGCTCGCGGGCTCCGCCAGCGATGGCTCCGCCGATCACGTCACGAGCGCCAAGCTCCAGCGGGCGAACAACGGCCTCGCCTTCCTGCACGGGGAAATTCTGGTAGTTCTGACGTGCGCGGTTCCACGCCTCGCCCATCTTCTCGGGGTCCATGACGGGCTGGTCACGACTGCCCTCCGGGTCGATGCTGGCAATGGTCGCACGCAGGCGCTGCTGCATGGTCGGCCCCACCGCCTCGCCGTCAGCGTGATGCTCGCGCACGACGTGGAGAGCGTCATCGACGAGGCCGCCCTCGGCGCGGCCAACAACTCGCACATAGTTCTGCGTCTCGGGGCGAAGGAAGTCCGTCCACGGCCTGCCGGTCGCCTGCGCCTGACGCAGCGCACCGGCAACGCGCCCCGGCCCGCCGTTGTAGGCCGCAGCGGCGAGGATGGGGTCTCCAAAGCGCGCAAGCTGCGCGTCGTAATAGGCGCGGCCAAGGGCGTGGTTGTACTCGGGATCAGTGCGCAGGCGCTCCAAGCTCCACGGCAGGCCAGCCAACTGGGCCGCCTCGGGGCCGGTCGAGGGCATGACCTGAGAGATGCCCAGCGCGCCTGCGGGCGACGTGATCGTGCGCCCGTCGCGGTCAAACTGGCGCCCGCCCGACTCCTGACGGAGCATGCGGTTCCAGACATTTGTCGCGCGCTCCACGTCGGAATTGGGGTCAACGCGGTTCGTCAGCTTGCCCGTCGCCGCATCAATCGCCGCCGAGGCGGGCGCAGGGGCGCTTGTGGGGCTGTAGGCGAGGGGCTGGGCGGCGGTACGACTACCCGGCATGCCCTGATTGATCATCATCGGCCCGGCGGCGCGATTGAGGCGCAGTGCCTCCTCGACCGGGATGCCAGCGTCTCGGGCGCGGTTGTGGGCCTGAAGAATCTCGCCAGCCCTGTCGTATTCATTGCCGGAGAAGACGCCAGCATTCTGAAAGTTTTCGACGTTGGCGAGGGCCTGATCGAAGCTGGGGATTACTTCCTGCGGCGCCATGACTTGGCGGGCAAGCGCGACGGCGGGAAGCTGGTAGTCGTTGATCCAACTAGAGCCGACCTCTGGCCGCATGTCGGCCCGTGGCATTTTTGTCTTCTCATCCAAGCTCTGCCCGAAGCCGGGCAACTCAGCCAAGTGGGTAAATTTGTCCTTGCCTATCTGATGCTCCGTGACCGCCTGCCCAAAGTCGTAGGGGCCAATGGATGGGAGTGCGGGGCTGGGAGCGGGCGCCGGTGGCGCTGCGGCGATCTGCGGGCGGGGTTCAGCCTCGGCGACGGGCCTGCGGGGCGGGAGCGGCGCAACAACGTCGGGCGCCCTCTCAGCCGCCATGCGGGCCTTGTCGGCGCGGAAGAAGTCGGCGGCGCTGTCGGGGTTGCCCCAGTTCGTCGGGGACGCCACCTCGCCGGTGGACTGGTAGTCTGGGCCAGAGAACATGCCGCGAATGCTGTCGAGGAAACCGCCCTCGTCGAAGTGCTGGCGGGCTGCGTGGAGGGCTCTGGCGACTACATCGTCCATCTCACTGCTCCGTCGTCAGGGGCTGCTCGTTGCTCTCAAGGCGCTCAAGCATGTCCTGCGGGATGATGCTCTGCACAATCGGGATGCCCGCCGGGTTGGCCGCCAAGTCCTCGGCCAGCCTCACCGCAGCCAGACGTTCGCGGCTCTCGCGGTCGCGCTTGCGGTTGATCGCGTCCATCATCGAGTCCTGCTGCTTCTCCTGAAGCTCCTGCTTCTTCAACTCAATGTCGGCCATCTTCAACTGGTCGGCAATCGTCGGACCCTGATCGCCACCGGCCAGACCTCCCTCGCTCTGTGCCTTGATCGCAACTTCCTGCGCCTTGATGTCAACCATCGCCGTCTTGGCGTCGGCCTCCTGCTTCTTGATCTGCACCATCGCCTGAGCATACTGAACTTCTGGCGGGGGCTTCGCGGACAAGGACGAGGGCGGCACCATGAACTGCTGCGGGTTGCTCCAGCCCATCGCCTGCAAGGCCGCAGTGTCAATCGCAATCGGGTCGTAGAGCGACGGGTTACCCTGCTGCAACTGCTTCAGGCCCATGATCTTCATCATGCGCTGAGAGTGCGAGGCCGTGTTCGGGTCGGCCTGCGGGACAAGCTCATGGTTGTCCAGCGCCGTAAGAAACGTCTGCTCGTCCCACGGGTAGGCTGGCGTCTTGTTGCGCTGCCAGAAGCTCTCGGGGTTCTCCTGAAAGCACCGCACCAGCAACTGAAATTCCTGCGCCTGCGCCGAGTGCATGCGCTTGTGGACGGCGTTCATGACCTTCGTGGCCTGATCAATCATCGCCAACGTCGTGCCGACCGGCGCGTCCGCCCGGCCCTCGCCGACTTGCATCTCGCTCGTCCCGCCAACCCTCATGCCCGTCTCGGCCATGTTGTTGACAAGGTTCATCAGCGCCGGGCCGGGCTCCTTGTAGGGCAGCGGCATGATCGCCTGATTGATCGGCATCCCGCCCGTCTTCACCAGCGCCCCGCCGCCCGGGGGCACACGGAAGATGTTGGTGTTTTGCCTCGCGCCCGTGTCGGCCATCAGGAAGCCGGGGAAGTTGGCGTACATTCCCGCGTCCAGCATTTCGCGCCATGCAGCAGTAATCGCGTTTGTGGTGTTGCCGAGGATGTGGAGCAGGCCAATGTCGTAGAAGCCAAGGCCGGGGACGAACGTGTACTTGACGAAGTTCGTCCTCGCCTCGGGCAACTCAGCCTCGTCCTCGTCGTAGTTGCGGACGATGGACAGGATCTCGCGGGACGACAGGTCGATGGTCACCCGGTATGGGATCTCAAGGCCGGTCTCCTTGCCCTTGTACTTGTGTTCGAAGCCGGGAATGTCCAACTCGCAGTAGCACTCGTAGATTTCGCGGTCTCGGTCCTCGGGGCGGTAGGTTCCCGGCGAGATGCCCTGCACCGCGCGCTCCTCGCGCTGGGCGGCGTCAAGGTCTTGCTCCTTGGCCATCGGCAGATCAACGTCGCGGTAGACGCCAAGGATCTGGAGGCGCTTGACTGTGGACGCGCGCATCATGCTGCGGTGCGTGATCCGCTTGGCATTGCGCAAGTCGGTCGCGGCGTTGTTGACGATCAGGTCGTCGGCGTCAACGCTCTCGGACACCGGGCGCCCGCGCAGGGGGCAGAAATAGACCTTCTTGAACGACGTACCGCCGAAGCCCAGCATCAGCAGCATGCGGTCGGTGTCGGGGTAATACTCAGACGCCGTCGCCGTCAGGTAATGGTTCAGGTCGCGCTCAAGGGCGTCAGCCGTGCGGTCCTCGGCCAGCGTGGCGTTGTTGTTGTCGTCGCGGATCTTCACCGGCCCGTCGGTGGGCAGAAGCTCAGAGCGGGCGTTGGCCTGAAAGCGCAACACCGCCTCCAACAGCAGCGGGTGGCGCACGCGGCTCATGCCCTCAATCGGGGCGCCGTCAGGGCTGCCGCCGGACACGCCGGGGATCTCGATCTTCAGGCCCAGCAGCTTGATGCCCTGCGCCCTGCCCTCGATCCACTCGCGGCGGCTCTCAATGTCGTCCTCAATGCCCCGCAGCAGATCGTCGGCGATGGAACCCAACGAGCCCGCGTCGATGTCATCGACAAGGTTGCCGAACCACGCGCCGCCCCTCTTCTTCCCGGGCTGATCGACAAGGCTCTTGCCGTCCATGCTGATCGAGATTGACCCGTCCTCATGCTCGATGCGTAGGATCGGGTCTTCAGCGGTCACGTCAGGCGCCGGGGCGTCGTCGGCCTCGATCACAACCTCGGGCATCGGGATCGACGCCTGCGGAAGGCCGGGCAGCCGGATGTTCGGGTTAACGAGGCCGGGAAGCGGCATGATCACGTTCCTTCGACTGGCAGCTTTTCCATTTCCTCAACGAAACGGGCGATACCTTGCTGCGCCGCGATTGTATCCGACTTCGCCATGATTTCATAGACGCGGACGTAATCGTAAGGCTCCTTGCCCCAAACCTCGACGCGGAAGTTGCCGATTGAGATGGGCGTTGACGGCTTGATTACGTCCACGACTGCGCTTGCTAGGATCATGTTGTGCCTCAGACTGGGTAGAGTGGTGACGGGGCTTTGCCGACGTGGCGGCGCCCGGCGTCGATCTCAGCTATACGTTCAGGCGCCCGAACCAGCAAGCCCGTCTCGCGGAGGTGGCGCAGCGCCATGCTGACGGTGTCCACCAGATCGTCGTGCTTGCCCTTCGGGAACGTCTCGCACTGCTTGATGACGAGGTCGGCCCAGCTTCGGTCGGGCGCGTAGATCATGCCCTCGGAGAACAGGTGCTGGATCGAGTAGACGCGGGCGAGCTTGTCGAGCGACCCGGGGTTGATCAGTTGGACGGCCCAGTCCTCGCCCCCGTACAGGCGGCGAAGCTCCTGCGCGACGGACAGGCCGGACGCCTTGCTCTCGACGAGCAGCTTGTCCACCTTGTACTTGCGGCACGTCTTGGCGACCTTGGCGACGAGGTCGGACAGTTCTAGCCGCTCCTGCCACGCGCCCATCATGATCACGCGCGGCACGCTCTCGGGGTTGTAGTCAAGCATGTCGCGGATGCGGACGCCCTCGTCGAACTTCGCCGCCTCGTCGGAGTTGATGCGGAACTTGCCCCGGCTGCTGACGTAGTTCTCGGCGCGCATGGTGGAGTAGTCGCCTGAGAAGACGCCCCAGACCGTCATGGCGCTGAAGTCGTTCTCGGTCTTGGTCGTGTAGGCGGTGTCGATGCTGGCGACGACGTAGTCGATTGGAGGCCAGCCCTCCTCCATCCACGTCTCCCACCACTGCGCCTTGATGACGCCGCCGCCTCGGGGCGTGGGCTCCTGCTGGAACTGGCCAGCGGTCGCGTATGGCCCCATCACCCTGCTGTCGCGTTCGACGACCTCTTGCGGGAAGCGGGCGGGGAACAGAAGCTCGCCGTCGGTCTGGCGCGGGTCTTCGATGCCCAGTTGCGTGGGCCGGGCGCGGATGGGGTCGAACTCCATCGGGAGCATGATGTGGTCGTAGCCGAGGCGCTTGTCGAGGATCGTGCCGGACACGTCGGCCTCATGCAGGCGCTGCATCACGACGACGATGGCCGAACTGTCCGGGTTGTTGAGGCGCGTTGGGACGGCCTCAAGGAACCACTGGACGGTGGACTCGCGCTGGGCGTCGGAGTTCGCGCCATCGACGCTGTGCGGGTCGTCGATGATGACACGGTCGCCACGGGCGCCGGTGATCGACCCGGCGGCGGCGGCCTGACGGAATCCTGTCGCCTCGTTCTCGAACTTCGTCTTCTGGTTCTGGTCGCCGGTCAGGACGACGCGGTCGCCCCACCGCTTTTGATACCAGTCGGACGTGATCAGGCGCCTCATGCGCAAGCCGTCGCGGATGGCGAGGTCGAGGCTGTGGCTGGCGCAGACGTAGCGAAGGTGGGGCATGTTTCGCGGCCCCCACTCCCACGCTGGCCAGAAGACGCCGATCAGCAGGGACTTCATCGTGCCCGGCGGGACGTTGACGAGCAGGCGGTTGTAGAGCGACCCGTCATCGAGTTCGACGCCGTCTGTGATCGCCTCAAGGTGGGCGCAGATGAAGTCGATGTGCCAGCCGTGCATATACTTCTGGCCGGGCTCGATGATGTGCCACGCCTGCCGCACGAAGTCAGCGAGGCTTTCCTCTGCGTCAGCCTTGTCGATCTCGTACAACTGGGCGTCGATGTCGATTGTCTGGCCGCCGACCCGGATGAAGCGTGTCATCAATACGTCCCGTCGCCGACCTGATCGACGAGGTAATGCTCACCGGTCTCGGCGTCGATCAGTTCGTACAGGACCATGCCCTTGTCGTGGTGGAACATGGCGCTGTAGATCAGGTCGCCGTCGGGCGCCTCGTAGCAGTAGCCGTCGCGGTTATCAAGTTCGGAGCGGCGGAGCCAGCCAAACGTGTGGTGGAAGCCGCAGCGGACGATCTTTGGCAGGCTCACAGGCTTCTCCCCATTGTGATGTTGGACTGCGCCCGGATGTCCTGATTGCGCCACGACCAGCACTCGCCGTCTGATTGGAATACGACCCACACGAGGTCATGCTCCGCGCCGTAGTCGATCAGCACCTGAGCTAGGCCCGGCCCCTTGGGCGTCGTGACCGGGATCGGCGGATTTAATTGGATCATGATTTTTCTGACTCCAAAGACGTATTATCGGGTAAATTTGGGGCGCTCGTTTTTCTTAATTGGTCAGCGATGGCCGCCATGCGCTGACGCTTTAAGAACTGCAAGTAAGCCACTTGCTGGACAGGTGTGCAAAGCTTTCCGCCCTTGCTTAAGTTCGGTGGACGTTTTGCCATTATGCATCACCTTCATTTTCATCGTGTTCGATAATCTTGCCCGCCGCCAGCAAGGCCCGGCGCAGCGCGTCACGGCCCTCTGCATCGAGCGTCTTGACATCAATCGTCGTCGAGTGCGTCACGTTGAGCGTGGCGTTCCCGGTGACCTCAGTGTTGACGCGCGGCCCGTAAATGCGCGGCGCCATCTTCTCGGCCCGCCACTGCGCCACGCTGATCTTCACCTTCTGGCTGTTGACGTTCAGTTCGGTCGTGTCGTCGGCCATCTGCTCGATGCGGTCAACGAGGTAGTCGGCCAAACCCTCGCGCGCACGCGCGCACCCTGTGTCGAAATCGGGGTGAGCCGCACGCCAACGATACAACGTCGCCCGCGATGGCATCGTCGGATCGGAGCAGATTTGCACGAAACTTTCCCCGTTGATCATGCGTTCGCAGATGATCTCGGCGATGTCGTCGCTGTACGTTGACGGGCGCCCGACCGGGCGTGGCGACTCGGTCGGGATGTTCTTCGTGGGGATTGGCTTGCGAACCATTACAGCACGACCTCGACAGTCGTAGCGAATTGACCAAGCGGCGTCTTGTCGAAGCCTTCGATGGCGGACATGTACAGGTCGAAGATTTCCTGCTGCTCTTGGCGCTGGTGCGCGGGCTTCCTGCGCTCGGCGATGACTTTCTTCAGGACTTTGGTGTCAAACCCGTTGCCTTTGGCCTCTTTGTAGACTTCGGAGATGTCCAGTGCGAGCATGGCCTTTTCGTCTTCAAGGCGCTCGATACGTTCGACTATGCTGGAGATTTGGTTGTTGGTAATCATGTCATTCCCCTTGGTTTCGATGACGCGAAGAGTGTCTCGCAATTAATTGGTTCGGTCAATCGCGCGTATTTCGAGGCAACGCATTTTTTTTGAAAAAAGTTATCCACAAGCGGCTCAATGGGGTTTACATGCGAAATTTATTCGCGTACAAGAGGGACATGGTTGCTTCTAACCACATGGAGATAGACATGACCTTCAACTTCTTCACCCTCGGCGAGTTCACCCCCTCCCTCACCTTCGGCGCCACGGGCGACGGCATATGGGACGCCATTTGCGAAGCCATCGTCGATCACGTCCTCGGCGCCGACCCCTACAGCGAGACCGCTGCACGCGATCTGGTCGAGATCGTCGCCATGCAGACCGCTGACGAGTCTGAGTATACCGAGGCGGTGTTCGTGCAGGGCAAACTGGTCGGCTCGATGGACGCCCCCTTTTGGTCGAACCCCAGCCAATACGTCCGCATCTAAAAAAGACGGGGTGGCGAATTATTTTCTCCACCCCCCTTTACAAGCGAATTTTCTTCGTGCTACAAGATAACCACGGTCGCTGATGACCGCACCTTATGGAGATCGACATGACCATCGCCAACACCACTGCCGCCGTCGAAGTGTTCCTCGCCGCCAAGGCGCAGGCCGATCAGGCCGAGACCGTCCTCAAGGCCGCCAAGGCCGACGTGGTCGCCATCGTCGGCGGCTACGGCTTCATCGAGGGCGAGACCGCTGACCTCGACATCGCCGTGCAGTCCCGCTCCTCGATCAACGAGAAGCTGCTGCTCCAGTTCATGACGCAGGACCAGATCAACGCCTGCAAGACCGAGGGCGCCGCCTTCCCCGTCGTCCGCATCAAGGCCAAGAAGGTCCGCAAGGCCGCTTGATTATCAACCGGGGGCTGCGGCCCCCGACAACTTTAAGGAGACAGGCATGCCCCCCATCCACACGTCCTACAACCATAACGCCCGCGTCTACGAGGTATATTACTTCGACCGCCTGATCGGCTGGCTCAGTTCCGGCAAGACGAAGCAGGACGGCAAGCCGGTCTGGCGCGCACTGTCCACGCATGGCGACTTGCGCCACACCAAGTCCCTGCACTCCGCCCGCTCCGCTCTGGTGGAGATGGTACAGTGAGCGCCTACTATAACGAGTTCGAACCATATGCCGCCGAGTGGCTGCGCAACTTGATCAAAAAGGGACTGATACCAGATGGCGAAGTCGATACCCGGTCAATCGTCGATGTGGCACCTGATGACCTCAGAGCCTTCACCCAGTGCCACTTCTTCGGTGGGATCGGAGGGTGGGCGCTTGCTCTCCGTCTCGCAGGATGGCCAGACGACCGGCCTGTGTGGACGGGCTCGTGCCCCTGCCAGCCATTCAGCGAGGCTGGGAGGGGACTCGGCAAAGAAGATCCCCGCCACCTCTGGCCCGCATGGTTCAGGCTCATCAAAGCATGCAAACCTTCAATCATTTTTGGAGAACAGGTTCCTGACGCGATTCGTTACGGCTGGCTCGACACCGTGTACGATGACCTTGAGGCGGAAGGCTACGCCGTCGGGGCGGCAGTTCTTCCAGCTTGTTCCGTTGGAGCGCCGCATCTCCGCGACCGGCTCTACATTTTGGCCGACGCCTCGGGCAAATGGGAGCAACCTGTCCGGGGGCAGCAATTCGCGGAAGGCTGCGCTCAAGAGGGGGCAATACCTCAGTGGCCGATTGAACCCGGCGTGGCTCGGATGGTTGATGGGGTACGGGACCGAATGGCACTTGTGCGCGGGTTCGGCAACGCCATCGTCCCGCAAGTCGCGGCGGAAGTGATCCGCGCGTTTATGGAGACAGAAGCATGAGCCAGTCACTTCGGTGTCAAATGGACGCGCTAGGCCTGAATACTGGCGACGTTGCGCTCATCTCGGGCACAACGCGCCGCTCCGTCCAGCTATGGCTGGCCGGGAGCAGCCCGGCCCCACGGTCGGTAACCATGCTCCTCGCGGCGATCTGCGGGGGGCTCATCAGCTTGGAGTGGGTAGAGGATCAGATCATCACCGCCGTGAAGGCACAGAACGGAGACGCATAATGAACGTGATCGCACTTGAGGAAACCATCGAGGCCTTGCTCGAAAACACCAAGGAAGAAATCATGCTCATGGTGGGGGAGGCCGTCGAGGGCACCCACCCGGGAATCGCTTACTTCCCCATCGAGTGGAACTTTGGCGACGACCCGTCGGACGGCGACTTCGGCGAGCCCGTTGAAGACCCCTTCGTCATCCGCGTCACCCCCGAGGACATTGACGCCTCCGGCCCGAAGTACGAGTTCAACCTCCGCGATGTCGTTCAGGGGTTTGTTGACGGCGTCGTCATCGAGGACGTGATCGACGAGGACTTCGTCGAGATGTCCACCAAGCTCCGTGACGCCTTCCTTGAGCTTGCCACCATGATCGACGAGAAATTGCCTGTAAGCGTCTGAGGGGACCGCTGACGGGCATTGCGGGGCCGGGGAGGGTAATGCGTCCCCCGGCCCCTTTTTCTTGCCTGTGAGGCTCCCAGCCCACCTAAAAGGGTATTGCGTCGTCAATCGGCGCCTTGCTGTCGGGGATGGCATGTAACGGGTCACGGGGCGGCCCCGACACCCTCTCCACCTGACACCCCGGGAAGCTGGCCTTGGCCGCCGC